GAATTACGGTTGGAATTAAAAAGAAAAGATGATTTATTGCTAGATAAAGATAACACGATAACTATACTACGAGAACAACAAAACAGTGAAGTGGCTAGCTTAAAGCTGGAAATAATGAATTTGATAGATAAAATTAAGAATGGTAAACTTACAAGTGAAAATTATGATGATTCTAGACCAATTTTGAATGATAAGATATTTATAGACCCATTAGAGTCTGTTGATACTGATTTAGATTTTCATATTAATGTAAGTGCATCTGAAGCAAAAGGACTGAAGCGAAATTTGAAGTCTGACGTTGAAAAATTAAAGGGTCTATTGGATAATAAAAAATATAAGCCATCGAAGGCTAGAATTGATGAATGATTAAGGAGGAATTATTATGAGCAGTAAGGGAGTGGGATTAGATATAGGAACTAATATGTTAGTTTCCGCTATTATGGATGAGAATGGTAATCCTGTATATAAACGTCAACGTGACGCTTTTCTTAGAATTACTCCTAAGTCAAAAGTAAATCAAAAGAGTATACGTTTGGCATTGGAAAACAGAAAAGCAAATTTTATTATAGATGAGAATGGGGATTTCATTGTTGTTGGTGAGGACGCACTGTTAATGGCTAATGAGCGTAGTGTAGACGCTCAACGACCAATGAGTAAAGGTGTTCTTTCACCAAAAGAGAAGGATTCTTTGCCTATGATTAAACTTATTATTAAGAGTTTAATTGGTAAAGGTGAGGGCAGTGATAATTTAGTGTTTTCTATACCAGCGGAACCAGTGGATGGTGCGTTTGATATATTTTTTCACACCGAAATGATGAAGTCATATATGAAAAAAATGGGATTTGACGCGACACCACTTAATGAGGGATTTGCTATAGCTTTCTCAGAATTATTGGATGATAATCTTACTGGTATGTGTATTAGTTGTTTAGTTCCAGGAACTAAAATTTACACGGATAAGGGTATTGTAAATATTGAAGACGTAGTGGAAGGTGATAAAGTTTTAACACATAAAGGTAGATTTAAAAATGTGAATGCTGTAATAACAAAACAGTTTAAAGGTATTAGTACTAAAATACAATTACAGGGCTATAAAGATAGTACTGAATACTATAAATTTGTAGATGATCATGAGATATTAGTTAATAGAAACGGCAATTGGTTGTGGACTGGTTGTGAAAGTTTGAAAGTAGGTGATATAGTAGGTGAACCTATAGTTAAACAAGATAGGAGTGGTGGAAAACCCACTATGACTATATGTGAAAGAATAACATCATCAAGGTTGTTTATAAATGGTGATTTTTGTTGTACTCGTGTGCAGTCTATAGAATATGAAGACTATGAGGGTGTAGTATATGATTTAAATATTGAAGATGACCATTCTTTTTCTGGGCCATTTTTAACAATTCATAATTGTGGTGCTGGTATGATAAACACCGCAGTAGTTTATGAAGGTGATCCCATTGTTCAGTTTTCACTATTACGTGGTGGGGATTGGATTGATAATGCAGTAGGTAAAGCACTTGATGAAATACCATCTCTTATACAGGTAGAGAAAGAAGATGATAGTTTAGATATAATAAATCCAGAGAGTAAGATTCATGAAGCTATATCAGTTTATTACAATGTTCTGATTAATTACGCTTTAGATAATATTTTGTACGAATTAGACAAAGCTAAACTACCTACATTTCGTGAGGAAATACCTATAGTGGTTTCTGGTGGTTTAACCTTGGCTAAGGGTTTTGTAAATAAATTTAAGGCAGGTTTTGCAGATAAAAAATTTCCTTTTGAAGTAAAGGAAGTGCGAAGAGCAAAGGATCCAATGACAGCTGTAGCTAATGGGTGCTTAATGGCTGCCATATTATGAAATAAATAGGAGGATTTTATATAATGAGTAAAGATTTAGTTAAAATAGATGAGATGAGAGATATTACTGTACAAACAGATGACTTAATTGATAAGTCAAACAAATTTATACAAATATTTTCTAGAGCGGCTGATCCAGATGCACATAGCTTGGTTGAATTTAAGGTGTTTGACAATAATAAACTTGCTAAGTTAGCATCGAATATGCCAGAGATTAATAGAGCGACGAATGTATTTGGCCGGCAGAACTCACAGACCACTGGTAAATTGATGTCGCTACATATGATTTCACAATCACCATATAGAAGATTGAAGCAGTGTTTGGCAGAGATCGAACGAAAGCGACAAGCGCTTAAGGAAAATATTTTTAAGCTTAGAAAAGAAAGAGTGGAATTAGATAAATTAATAGCTAAAAAACAACGTTGGTTTGATGATGAAACGGAATTAGATGACATTGATAGAGATTTTGAGCTTCAACTTTTGAATATAGAGATAGAAGAAAAGGTTGCTAATATTGGTGATACTAGTATTTATATTGAGGGTGCTCTGAAAGAGATTGGTATGTATCAAGATGCTTATAACGAAATTAAAGAGTCGTATAATATTCCTGATGATTGGGATGAGGATGATTTTGAAAAATGTGAAATAGAGGAACATATTAAGACGTCATTTTTACATGCTATAAGAGATGTTGAAATGACTGGTAGGTTAAATGTGGGCACACATGAATATCTTGAACAATATGGTGTCAATCCACATGCTGCCTATGCATTAGTAAAACAATATTTAGCACAAGTAGAAGAGATAACAGCTTCTGGCAATGCACCTAGTATACAAGTATTATATGATTTTTTAGATAAGATGTATAATTTATTTAAGAATGAATATAAGCATGCTATGCGGCGTATTGGTCTTAAAAAGTTAATATCTGACGATTATTTATATTTAGCGGAGAAAACAGAAGAAAGTAATGAGGAGTAATCATTGCCTAATAAGCTTAATTATAATTTGGTCAAGTCGTCATTTGATAATGAAGGATATACGTTACTATCAACTGAGTATGTTAATAGTAGGGAGAAGTTGAAATATAAGTGTCCCTCTGGCCATTATCATAGTATCTCATGGTCTAAATGGCAGGCTGGCAGACGATGTCCTTATTGTTCTGGTAAAGTTAAAAAAACACTGTCATTTATTAGGAATGAATTCAGTAAAGAGGGGTATGCACTATTAGAAACGTCGTATGTGAACGCGCATGAGAAATTAAAATGTAAATGCCCCAATGGTCATATTACACATATAAGTTGGCATAATTGGAATCATGGACGACGGTGTGGTGTTTGTGCTGGTAAAGTAATAGATATTCATATGATTAAAAATGCATTCGAGTCTGAAGGTTATGTACTTTTATCAACGGAATATCTTGGTGCACATTCATTTTTACATTATATTTGTCCTAGTGGTCATAAACATAAAATTAGATGGCATAATTGGTTATCGGGCAGGAGATGCCCTACTTGTAGCGCGTTAGTTCGTAGAATACCATTTGATAGTATAGTTAAATCTTTGAACGCTGAGGGGTATGAATTATTGAATATTGAATATGTGAATAGTGGATATCGCACTAACACATATGTATATTATAAATGTCCATATGGGCATGTAGGTAAGATACGGTATGATCAATGGTCCAGTGGACATAGGTGTCGTACTTGCTTTATGAATGGTAGATCATCGCAAGAGAACGCTTTGTATGAATATATTTGCACGCTTGACTCTAATGTACTAAGACATGACAGAAAATTAATATTTCCGTATGAATTGGATATAGTTTGTCCAGATAAAAAAATTGCTATAGAATATTGCGGTTTATATTGGCATTCAGAATTGGCTGGTAAAGATAAAGACTATCATGTGAATAAGTTGAATTTGTGTAGAAAATCTGGATATCGTTTATTAACTATTTTTGAAGATGAATGGGTAAATAAAAGAGATATAGTATGTAACATGCTTCGCGTTGTTATGCATAATAACAGTAATAAATTGTATGCTAGAGAATGTGTAATAAAACCTATATCTGTTAAAGATGCTGTTTATTTTTGTAATAGGAACCATTTGGAGGGATATAAGACATCTATGATACATTTGGGTGCATTTTACGCTGATAATCTTATGGCAGTAATGCTGTTTTCTAAGGCTAGTGGTACAGGTGATACATATGAATTAAATAGATTTTGTATCATTAAAGATCATGTAATTGTAGGATTGGCTTCTAGGATGTTTAATTATTTTAAGCATAATTATGTATGGTCAAACGTTTTATCATATGATGATCGTAGGTGGTATGATGGTAGTTTATATGATAAAATAGGATTTAGGTTAATAGGTGTTACACAACCGAATTGTTGGTATTTTAAGAGTGGTGAGTTAGAAAGGTTTCGTGTTTTTGACTTGGTAAATAGATCACAATCATATAATTATATATGGGATTGTGGTAATTTGAAATATAAAACATCAATTTTGTAATAGTAGTCTAGCAAATTTAATAAAATATTCTATAATATAGCTGAAAGGTTTTGAAATTTATGGATAATATAAATGTTTTTATAGGTACACCAGCATATAATTCTATGGTGCACACAGATTTTATACATTCAATAATCTCATACTATGAGAAAAAGATACCTTTTACACTTATGACAATAGGTAATGAGAGTTTAATAACTAGGGGAAGAAACTCAGTCATATCCTATTTCTATAGTGCGGTTGGGCTTTCTCATCTATTATTTTTAGATGCTGATATTTATTTTAATGCGGATGGTTTTATGCGTTTGTTGTCATTGAACAAAGATGTTATAGGGGTACCTGTTGCTCTGAAGGGCTTTAATAAACAAACTGGCCAACCGGTTTATAATACTGGAAAAATTTTAGATGAGGAAGTAGTAGAGGACGGGCTTAAATTATATAAGGTGGATAGGGTTGGAACGGCTGTGTTTATGCTTTCAAAGAAAGCTGTAAATGCTTTGGTAGAATATGCTAAAGATAATAATGATATTTATTATCCAAATCCACATACTTATGGGGATACACAACCTAACATTAAGATGTATGATGTTTTTAAGGTTGGTGTTTTTGATGGTGAGTATTTATCTGAGGATTATTATGTTTGTCGGGTTCTAAGAAAACTAGGATTCGATATTTTTGTCGATCCCAACATCAAAGTTCGACATAATGGTATGTATGTATTTCAATAATGAGGAGGTTTTTTTGTATTATGTCTGATAATAATAAAGTTTCGGGAGTAGTAAAATGGTTTAATGCTGAGCGTGGTTATGGATTTGTGTTTAAAGACGGTGATGAGCAGACAGAGTTTTTCGTTCATTATTCATACATTAATATGGATGGTTATAAGACATTAAAAGCTGGACAACCAGTCACGTTTGAAATAGTGGAAACCGATAAAGGTATTCAGGCACATAATGTGGTGCCGGTAGTTTAAGGTGAATTCTAATGTATTTAGCAGAGGCTATTAAGGAAAAGGATTTTATAGAAAAGTCTATCATTCAATTATGTGATAGAATAATGGATCTATCGGTTACCACCGATGATGTGGATGTCAAGTTAAACAGGGAATTAGTTAAACAAAAGGTCAAGGATCTTGATGAATTGTATAAAAAATCGCAAAGGTATAGCATTATTATTGATAGAGCTAAAGTTGTGTCTAAAATCAAATTAAATGAGGATGAGTTTAGTATAGCTGATGCTGAAAATATTTTAGAATCGATGAGGTCTAAGTTGTATTTTTTTAATAGTATTAAGCAGTATATTGAAAAATACAACTTAGATTCTGGAGCATTTGTTTGTATTGACTTTGAAGATTTATATGTGAAAATAGAAGGAATTATGTCTGATATTAGAGCAATAGAGAATAGTATAGAGCGTACTTTATGGAATATAGAAGTTTAGTTTATAAATATTGGGTTGAATTTGATGACGATGGTGAAATAAAAGAAGTACACCGTAGTAAATATGATTGTAAATCTTGTTGTAATGAATATATAGTAAAATTAATTCCCATAAAAAGATCTATTGAAACAGATGTTGCAAAAAATGTTAAAGATGTTACTGATAATTTAGCTAGACAATCTAAGCTTTTAGAAACTGAGTTTAAAAAAGCTATTAAAACAGTAAAAGGAGTATTAAGATGATAATTGGAATTGCTGGTAAAGCAAGGGCTGGTAAGAATAAATTTGCTGAATATTTACAGATGGTATTTAATGAGAACTATGGTAAAGATTTTGCTACATATGCTTTTGCAGATGAATTAAAAAAAATGAGTAAAATGTGTTTTGATCTTAATTACGATCAATTATGGGGGGACCTAAAGGAAGAAAATACATTGTTTAAAAAGAAAGCATCTAATAATTCTGAGCCAAGTGATAGTTCTGTGGAATATTGGACACCGAGGGAAATTATGCAAGCACTTGGTGCCTTTTACCGTAGTATAGATAGTGATTTTTGGATTAAGCGCCTCGATAAAAAATTTGATAGAGATATTAAAAAGTCTATTGATGGTGGTGTTATTATTACTGATGTACGTTATGTTAATGAGTCTGAATATGTTAAAAAATATGGGATTTTAATTAAAATTATTAGAGATATTGATTATAAAATACATGGGATGCATCATGAATCTGAGGTGGCATTAGATGATAAACCATTAGAGTATTTTGATTTAGAAATTTACAATAATGGTACATTGGAGGATTTATATAATATTGCAGAAGATTCGGCTAGTTTTATTTTGAAATTATTTGAATTAAAAAAATATGGAGGAAAATATAATGGCAACAAAGAAAAGTGATACTATTACATTATCATTTATGCCAACTGAAATAATTGGCGCTGACATTACAAGGAGTGGTGATTATAAATATGCTAGTGTTGGTGTAAAGCGTAATGATAAGGAACGTTTGAGAATTTCTTATGAGTGGTCTGGGGAAGGTATTCCAGATTTTGTTATGTCTTTGATGGGATGGATGCAGGCTAATAAGGAAGCGATTGATAGTAATAGGAAAGAATTTGAGGATGAATATAATGAGTTGAAAAAGAGGTTATAATGCCAACTATAGCTGATTATCGAACCCCAAAATTTATTCCATACAACAGTGGATGGACATTAACTAGGCACACCGATGATAGATATATGGCGTTTACTAATACTAGAAGCTATAGACATGGCCAGCCGCAACCTGGGTATAATGCCCAAAACCCATCTACACAACCTGAGCGTGTTGATTTTAGAACTGATGTTGTAAAATTAAGGCCACTTATTGTTAATATACATGTAAGTTAAAATTAAAGGAGAATTTTATGGATTACAAGGACAGATTGTTATTATTTAAAAATGAATTAAAATTAATGTCTAGAAAAGATATTGTTGATTTCACTAAGGAATGTATACGTGTAGCACCAGATTATGTATTTGATGATTGTCCATCTAGTTCGTCTGGTAAATTTCACCCCATCGATGAGTTAGCAGGGGATGGTACGGTTATACATACTAAGCGTGTATTTACTGTAGCCTATGATTATACAAGGGCATTTGGGTGTGAACATCACCGAGATGAGGTCTGTGCTGCGGCCTTGCTGCATGACATGGCTAAACAAGGTTTAGATTCGACTGGGCATACGGTTAGAGATCATCCACAAATCATGGCTAAATTAATAGCTGATGTATATAATCATGGATTTAAAAATAAGTTAGATAAGCAATCAGCTAACATAATTTATTGGTCTGTGTTTTATCATTACGGTGAATGGACAATACAAGAATATAGGAAACCCATCCATGAGTATACTATGGAGGAATTAGCTGTATATAGTGCGGATTATATTGCTTCGAAAAGATTTGTAGAAATAGATTATTTACGAAAGGAAGGTTTAAGCACATAATGCCGTTACCAGATGGAAGGCGGTGGATACCAGAAGGTGGGTTACAAAAGCATCGAGAAAGGATACACCGTGAAAGTAAAATAGCTGATAATAAAAAATTGCCATATGTGTTTTCTAAGCCAATAAGGAAATCATATGCACTATTTGAATGCGAAGAATGTGGTCGGGTATTTAGTGCAGCTAAAAACACAGTGATGGTAATTTGTTCTACTTGTAAAAAATTAACTAGGGCTAAGCAAATAGATTAATAGAAGGTTTTGAAATGAGCACATGGCATGTTTGGACTGTAGTGGCTAATAGACAAAAAAGAATTACTAAGTTTTTGTCTGAGTTAGATGGCGTTGAGGAATTTTTGTACCCAATGGCTAAAAAGGAATATAATACTAAGTCGGGTAAGAAAATAAGGAATGTACCAATTTATGCTAATTATATATTTATAAAATATGATCATACATCAAATATGTTAGCATCTATTAATAGTTGCCCATGGATAACTGGATATATTGGAAAATGTTCTAATGAGGAAATGTCTAGTGTAAAGGTACAGAATAACAGTGAGTATGATAGTTTAATTACAACAGATGATATTTTACCTGGTACTACTGTTAAATTAGTTGGCACCCCATTTGTTGGATGGGAAGCTACTGTTGTTAGTGTTACTGATAAAACGTTACAGGTTAGTATTAGCATTTTGGGAGCTGATCGAGTAATAGAATGTAGTATTGATGATGTGAACGTTCAATCGAGGTAGGGATATGGAGGAAAATACTAAAAAGCGAGGTAGGCCAATCGGTTTTGAATTAAGTGAGGAGACCAAGGAAAAAATAAGACAAAGTAGACTTGGGAAGTCTCATTCACAGGAGACACGGAATAAGATATCAAAGTCATTATTAAGATATTTTAGAAAAAAAGATCCAGTTTCTGAAGGTATAAGTAATGAATATAAATATTTTCAGCGTGAAGTAACAGATTGGTTATATGAGCACAGTTCAGACCTGGATGATACAGATGATATTATGGCTAATAAACGTCTTGTTTATTTAAGTCAGTTAGAATTGTGTTATGGATCAAATATTGAAAATTTTTGTCATTCAGCCACACCAGAATTTCTATTGTTGTTAAAAGAGGAATTAGAAAATAATCAAATGACGGATGAAGATAAAGAATTATTTTTGTCATTAATTTAGGTGATAAAATGGCGAAACTTGGTAGACCTAAAAAACCCCCAAAATTCAAACAAATATTGCGTGATTTAATTCCATCAACTGATATTTTTGAGGAAGATGAGCTAGACATGTTTAATGGTCTTGTGGCTTTATATTTAAGGGATTTTGATGAAAGTCAGTTGTCGGCAAATGATATGGATGATATCATTTCGATAGCTATGAACCGTGTTTTGGAAATTAGACTATTGAAAACCGTTAAAGGAAAGCCGGGGGCTCAGATGGATGCTTCCACATCGATAGAACGTCTTCGTAAACAAACTGAAAAGTTGAAAGAAAATTTGGCTACAAGAAGAAAGGATAGAATAGATCCTAAAAAATATAGTGGTCTTTCTATTGTAGATTTGGCAGTAGCTTTTGATAAAAAGAAAAAAGATGAGATGTTTATGAGGGCTGCGAAATTTGAAGAAGAAGAGCGTGAAGTAATGGGTTCCGACTTGTTAATTGGTAATAGAAATGACCAAGACGCTGAGGTATTTAGTAATGAGGATAGTTAGGAGTGTGGTTTGTCGTTTGTTGAAATAGGAGATAATTTAGAGGAAATAATGGACCGGGGTGGTTCTATGGTGGAATTTTATAGAACTGACCCGGTATTGGCAGCGTATGATCTATTGCGAGTAGATTTGGCTCCTATTCAACGTATTATACTTAGGGATATGTGGTTTAAAAATTATTGTATTACAGTGGCTGGTCGTGGTTGTGGGAAAAGTGTATCTGTAAATAGTTTATCTTATGTTAACAATAAAGGATTATGTTATCTTTATGAAGAATTTCCGGCAATACCATATTTTCTTAATAGCGGAGAAACTGTAGAAATAGACGATTGTAGATCCATTCACACTGCAAGTGGTTCTTGCTCTACTAAAAAAGTGTCACTTGAGAAAGATATAAATGGTTTAAAATTAAAAACAAGTTGTGGTTTTACTCATTGTGGGAGTGAGCACCATCCGCTCTTAACTATAGATGAGGAAGGTAATTTTATATATAAGCCAGTTAAAGATTTTAAACCCGGTGATAGAATATGCATTCAACGTGGACAACAAATTTTTGGAGAAGGTCATATTGATGATGAAGGTGCTTATTTAATAGGTTTGTTTTTGGGAAATAAGGAAGTACCAAAAATAATCAGACATTCAGATAAGCAAACACAAATTAGTTTTCTACAGGGTATTTTTGATACTAATGGTGAGTTTGAAAGCGATAGTTGTATGATATCTTCTTGTTTTATGTCTAAGAAATTGGCTATTGAAATTCAAATGATGTTACTAAATTTTGGTATAGTTTCTAGAGTAATAGAAAAAGGGACTGAGTCTGGTTGTGGTGTATCTTTTATAGTTGAATTTGGCTCTAGAAATTTAATTACATTTGTGAACGAGATAAATTTTAGGATTGAGCATAAACGTGAATCTCTAAATCAATACCTATTTCACAAAAAGTTAGATACTGATATCGATACAATACCCTATGTAAAGAATATATGTTATGAAATATTTGAGCAATGTAAACTAGGAAATGCTCCTATTTATGATGGTCTAGAGTTATCCATGTTAAATTCTAAAGAATATACTTATAAGGAATTGATAAATTTTTTAAGTAATTTTTTAGATTTGGTATCCGGAGGATATAAATTTAGTAATAAATCTTTGTTGAATTTGGAAAAGTTATATAATATAGTTATTACTAATTACTTTTTTGATGTAGTAGAGTCCATATCCGATTGGTCCGGTGATTGTTATGATTTTGAAATGGATATGGAAGGAGAGCCAAATTATTTTGCAAATGGTTTTATAAATCATAATACTTTTTTATTGGGTATTAATGCAGTTTTGCATGCTCTTCTTTATCCTGGGTATCGTGTTGGTTTAATAGCTCCATCTTTTAGACAATCTATAGTTATATCAAATAATTACACAACATTTTGGTCTGACACTGGGTTATATTCTAATACCAATGATTTTTATAATTCTGTTATAGAGGGTAAAACACATGTACAATCATTTAAATACCAAAATAAAATATTAAGTAAATGGAAAAATGATGACAGAGAATGTATTGGCATAAAAACAACTAAAGGATTTGAATTGGAAGGAACTGCTGACCACGCTATAATGAGATTGAATATGGATGATGCAAATATTGAGTTTTGCGATTTAAGAGACCTTAATATTGATGATTATGTATTATTGAAAGCAGGTTTTAATTATTTTGGAAATAACGATGTGTTACCTGAATTTAATTTTGAACATGATTGGCGTACAAAAAACTGTGGTATACCTACAGAACTTACTCAGGAGTTGTCTTATCTATTTGGTTTGATTGTTGGTGCTGGTTGTGTATCTGTTGATAAAACTGGTAGAAAAAATAGAGTGATATTCACTAGTGGAGATGAGGAATTAATAGATATATTTAAGAAGTTGATGTTAAAATATTTTGATATAGAGCCTACTGAAGAAAGTAATAAAGACAGAGTCCAGCAAATTATTTATTATTGTAAAAAATTAGTTCATTTTTTATTAGCATGTGGTTTTACGAAGACAACTGCGTTGGATAAAAAAATACCTGATGTAGTAAAGAAATCATCAAAAGAATGTTTTATTTCATTTGTTAGGGGTTTGATGGACACTGGGGGTAGTTGTTACGTGCAAACTCATAAAAGAGGTACACACTGTGAGGTTAAATTATCTACATCCTCATTGTGTTTGGCAAAAGAATTACAAGCATTTTTATTAAATATAGGTATAATATCATTGTTATCTGTTGGTAGCAAGGCCGGTAAGAAGAAATTATTAAACAGGAATAAATACTCTGTTTGCAGTATAGGCTATAGTGTTAGGATAATAGGAAGACGTAATTTACAAAAGGCGGCTTATGAAGGATTGTTTGATATTTATAGAAAAAAAGATAAACTAAATAATTATGTAAACAGACACTTTAATCGTGAAGAATCTGTTGGATCTTATTTAGGGCTGCCTCAGAAAATAGTTAATGAGAATATTAATAAATTTAAACAGTATGTGGATGACGAATTATTTTTTGTACAGATAAAAGAGATAGATCATTTTTTTGCTTCCACTATGGACATAGAAGTAGAAAATGAGCATTGTTATTGGGCTGGTGGTTTTATAAACCATAATTCCAAAATGATATTTTCAGAGGTTGAAAAGTTGTACCAGAAGTCGCCTATTTTGAAAGAAGCGACTGAAAAAAAACCTACTCGTGGTGCTGATACGTGTTTTTTAAAATTTAATGGTACTGAAAATTCTAATGGTAGTTATATAGAGGCATTACCTATTGGTGTTGATGGAGCTAAAATCAGAGGATCACGTTTTTATTTGATAGAAATAGACGAATTAGCTCAAATGCCATCGGATATTATAGATATGGTTATTAGACCTATGGCGGCCGTTCATTTAGAACCAATGCAAAAGGTGAGGGAAATAGAGCGGATAGAGAAATTAATAGCAGAAGGTCTGGCTACAGAGGAAGATTTAGAAACAGAAGCTGCAAATAAAATGATAATGACTTCTTCTGGGTATTTCAAATTTAACCATATGTGGCATAGAATGAAATCTTATTGGAAAGCAATGGCTGAAGAAGGTGAGTCTACTAAATATGCAGTTCATCAAGTACCATATAGATTAATGCCAAAGGGGTTTTTAGACATTAATAATATAAATGAAGCTAAACGTACCATGTCAAATATAGAATTTATGATGGAGTATGAGGCTGCAATGGTTTCTGATAGTGAGGGATTTTTTAAGGCTTCATTACTTGAATCTTGTACAAGGAATAGTGGCTTTACTGTAAAAACTCGTGGTGATGCTGGTAAAGAATATGTGCTTGGTATTGATCCAAATCAGGGGGGATCAGCACTTTTTGGTTTGGTGGTTATAGAGTTGGGGCCACCAAATAAAATTGTGTATGTGCGAGGATTGAAAAGGCAAGCTACACAAGAGATGGCGAAGGCTATTCAGAGACTATTGAGTAGTTTTAATATTGTACGTATTTATATGGATGCTCAGGGTGGTGGTAATGCAATTAAAGATTTATTGGCTGAAGGATATAATAATAGTACACCTATTTTAGATATGGATGATGATCTTACTAAATATAAACAAGGTCGTCGTATTTTGAAAATGATAAATTTTTCACCGGCTTGGATATCAGATGCTAATTTTTGTACTTTGTCCTTATTAGAAAACAACAGACTTAGGTTTCCTGATATTCCTCGATCGTCTGTTGAGATAGAAGAAAAATTATATGATGAAATACGTTTATTGAAATCACAAATGTTGAATATAGTAGTGACTGAAACTGCCAGGGGTGTTCGTCATTTTGATACACCAAAAAAGGGTCAAAATAAAGACTTATATTCTGCCTTGATTTTGGCTGCATATGGGGTTAGAGAGATAATGCGTGATTCTGAAATTGTAGAACCAACTTTGGAAAGTGCAGGATTAATACGACCGCATCGAAAAGGTGCCTCTTTTGTTAAACAGAAAACTGGTGTGGCTAATGAATATATGAAGGCAGCCGTATTGCAGCGTAAACTTTAATAATATATTTCTTTAAAAATGAGGTGTTTAGGCGCATGGATAATAAAATTATTGGCAACGATAAACAGCCGGAACTAAAAGAAATAACTGTGGGCGAAGTGTTAGATGAAGTCCAGGCAGATATTGATAATTTACAAGATGTGATAGAAAAAAAGTTTGAAGAGAAAAAACAATCTTTGCTTGTAGCTAAACAGCGTAAAGAATATTTTATTTGTAGAAATAGTTTTTGGGACTTGTGGTTCCAAAAGCTTTTTGCGCAGATAGTATCAGTTAAGATATGGATTATTGCTTTAATTACTATTTTGCTATCAATCGGTTTAATAACTAATATACAATTCGCCTCCATTCTTGGTATTATTATGGGGTTAAAAGGTACATTTCAAGTAGCCGATGTTTGGAGGAAAAATGGCAAACATGATCTAAGTGCTATGGATAAAACATAGGAGAACTTATAATGGATTCAAAAGAAATAGCTAAGGTAACAGCTGAAATAAATGAAAAATATCCAGATATAGGGTTACGTAAAATAGAGTGGGATGGCAATAAAGCTTCGCTATATGTACAGCCAACTAAAAAAGTATTGGCTAGTCTTGAGTCTAATGATGCTATAAAGTTACATACTGTAGAGTCTGCTGCATCTTTGAGAAGGCAAACATTAGATAGGACTAGTTTGGACTTGGTGCAGGGATATAATGCTCCATATACTGAATCACCGACAGAGTTGTTTAATCGGTCTATGAAATATTACGTTGAGCAAGATATTTATGGGTCTGTTATTGATATACTAACTAATTTGTCGTCAAAGGGGTTTGAGAATGACTCTGATGATCCTGATATTAAGTTGTTTTACGATGTATGGTCATTGGATGTAAATTTTAGGGAAATTATTAATTGGATTTTTTTTGATTTCTTTAGGGTTGGTATGGTAAGAACATATAAAGTGGTAGGTAAATATGAGCCAGGTATTACTTATTTATCTCAAGTGCCTGGTACTAAAATAGAGAAAAGTGTTTTGAGAAATATTTCTAGTAGGGCCAAACGTATAAATGGTCGCCGTATCAAACTATTTAATAATGAAAAAGCGCAGAAAAAGAAAAAGTGGTCAAAGGGATATATACCTATCAGTTATACTGTTCTTAACCCGCTTAATATAGAAATTACCGGGAGTTTGCTATTCAATGATACGAAGGTAACCTTAACACCGTCAGATGAGATAAGACAATTGCTATCTAAAAGTAGTTCTGAGTTAACAACTGATGAAAAAAATCTTATTAAATTACTGCCTAGTGATTTTAAAAATGATATTAAAAAAGGTGGGGGTATAGTTTTAGATAGTGAGTATGTAGGTGCGATAGATTATCGTAAAATGCCATATGAGCGATACCCTAGACCTCGTGGTGTAAAAGCTTTTGAAGCAATTGAGTATAAAAATGCTTTGAAACAGGCTGATTTAAGTACTTTGGATGGTATTACTAATTATATTTTGAAAATTACTATTGGTAATGACGAATATCCGGTTACGGATCAAAGTCAATTACAAGCGGTTGCTAATCTATTTGATACTACATCCAAATCATTCGATGTTGTTTGGAATCACACATTAAACATTGAAAAAATAGTTTCGCCAGAAATTGAAAATATTTTAGGACAAGATAAATATGGACAAGTTAATCAAGATATTACTGGCGCATTGGCATTTTCAAGGGCTTTGATTGATGGAAGTGAACAGTTAAATCAGGGTGAGGCTGCTTTATTGTCTAGAACTATTACGGAAGAAATTTGGTATGCACGTAGTCAGGTTGAAAAATGGATATATAATGAATATAGAGAAATAGCTGAAGCGCAGGGATTTGATAGATTTCCAAAAGTTAGATGGGATAATACGGTTCTTAAGGATATTATACTTTATATGAGTACTGTTTCGCAATTAGTTGATAGGCGAATGTTATCGTATAGGACCGCACTAGAGCAGCTTGGTTTTGAATTTGAAAATGAATTTGCAAATATGAAAGAAGAGTTTCCTGAAGTTGTAAACGGTATACTTGGTATTGTAGGAAGTCCATTTCAGAAAAGTGCTGGTATACAACCAGTACAGCAGGCTCCTACTGGCACACCTTCTGCTGGGCGTCCATCGGGTAAACCAGCTAAAACAAAAACTAAAAATACGAATGTTACTAAGAAAACAAAAGTGCCAAACCAATCACCTAGTAATCAACCATCCACTACAACTAAATCCGTGTCAGCTTTAATATTAAAAGAGGCGGCTAAAGTTATGACAGATGATCAATTTGAGGCCTTTGCTGATGGGTTTTTGTCGAGTTTATATAATTGATCCATATAGTATGTTAAGTGTTATAATTAACTAACCATTCTATAATTAGAGGAATACTTTCATATAGGAGGGGTGTATTGTGTCTACTAGTAAATCTATACGATTAGAGTCGGAAATTAAAATATTGGAGGAAACAGAGGATCTTTTGAAAGAAGTAGCCGCAATCGTTGAGTTTCCAAAAAATAAAACTCCTGATGTGTTATTTTTTTCTGGATGTTTCGTATCTTCCGGTGAAAATTTGAATCATGCGTATTTTATGCCGTCTGAGCTAGTTAAAGCATATGCTAGCATTGTTAATAAACCATTGGATATAGAGCATGCTGAGGATGAAATTGTTGGTCATATCTATTCTAGTGCTTTTGTAGATGGTGGTGGTAAGGTGTTAGACATAAATGAATTATCAAATATGGATGATTCTGTTTTAGATGATATGTCTATTGATGTACTCATTGGTGGTATAGTTTATAAAAGTCGTTTTCCAGAGCTCGCAGAGGAAGTAAAAAAAGGTAAATGGAAATTATCAATGGAAACGTATTTTCAAAATTATGATGTTAAAGTTGGTGATCTAATTTTGTCTAAAAAAGAGGCTGAAGTTATGGGTTTGGCCTCGTTAGAAGCTTTAGGTAAGGCAGCTAAAATAGTCAAAAAGAATGTAACTGTAGCGTCTGGTAAAGTAGTGAGAGTTTTGCGTGATTTAATGTTTTCTGGGTGTGGGTTGGTAAAGCAACCTGCTAACCCTAGGTCCTTAATATTTGAAACTGCTAAAAAGCGTGAAGAGGAAGGTACTATTATTATTGAGCTAGATGATGATAGTCAAAAAGATGGAGTTGGTGATAAAGAAAAATCTGGTATTGACATCGTTGATATTAGGCGCCAGACAAGTGTTGGTATATGTGTTAGTTATAAGAAATATGTTTATGCTAGTGAGCCTGTTGGTCCAGACACGGAAATCCTACATGAAAACTGGTGTACATTATTTGATGCAGAGTGTACTTCATTTGGACATGATGTCACTGATCCAAACTGTTTGCGCCGACAAGCCGAGAGGAAGGCGGCTGCCTATACTGAGGCCAAATTAGAGTCATTAAGTCAAAATGACAACAGAAGTAAATTGTTGTTGGAATTAAAACAAGTATTACAAAAAATTTAATGAGGAGGTAATCGCTCATGCCACAAGCAAAATTAAATGGACGTAGTATACCCAAGGTTGTTAGGGTGAATGCTGATGATAACAAAGCTTGCGTATACAAGAACTTGGGTAATGGCCGTAGAGTCCCTTTTATTTGGGGGGCTACTGTAACATTGGCATCTGGTACTACAGAAGTTGTAGTAGCTAGCGGTGTTAGTTTTAATGATTTTACTCCAGAAACTGGGTTAATTCAAATTAGTCCGGTATTTACAGTGGCTAGTGGTGTTACGTATGATACTACTGTTCTTGGTAAGGTTTATATCGAAAAGGATGTAGATAGCAAGACAGTTAAACTTAAATCTACGGTATCCGCTGGTGCAGACACTGATTTTGATGTTTTGGTATTTTTGGGTGACGACGCTGCATTCACTTCTAGCTCTTCAAATCAGATTTGGAAGTAAATCGATTGTACTAACTTAGATTTAAGGTTACTGGACAAGGTTTATGAGTAAATTTGGGTAGTTTAAAATAAATATGAGGTTGGTTCAATGTTTTACAAATTTACGAAAATTTTATAAGGAGGTTTATTTTCTATGAATGATAAACTTGATACTAATATCAAAGCTATTGTAGATGATATTTTTAAGAAAAAAGAAGAAGCGGAAATGAAGAAAGAAACTGAGGCGGCGTTGGCTGATGCAGCGGCCACTATTACTGAGCTTAATGCATCTTTAGAGGCAAAAGATGCTGAGCATAAAGCTGAGGTTGAAAGTCTTCAGGAAACAATCGCTTCTTTGGAAGAGCAATTAAATGAGATTGTTGAAGCTAAAAAAGCACTTGAAGATGACAAAGCAAGCTTTGATAAAGAAAAAGAGGAATTGACTAAGCGTGTTGAGTCTGCTGAAGAAGAATTGGCTAATATGAAGAAGGATAAGCTGGCAGTTGAAAGAATGGAAGTTCTTAAATCGTCTGGTATTGCTTCTACGGATACAGAATCTCAACGAGTTAAAGTTAGGGAAATGACTGATGATGAGTTTGCTTCTTATAAGGAGGAACTGGTTTCCATTAGGTCTTACATTGTTAAAGAATTGGAATCATCTTCTGGCGATGGGAACGGTGATGAACCCACTGATAAATCTAAGGAAGATGCAAAGAAGCAAGAAGAGGAAAAAAAGAAAATATTGACAGCAAGGCTTGAAGAATTGAAAAAAATAGGTGTTGATACTATAGATGAAGATGAAGTTGCTAAAATTCAAGAAATGAGCGATGAAGATTTTGAATCTTATAAAGATGAAACTGTCGCTGCTTTGGATTCTGGTGATGATGATACTATTGACCCAATGAAAGCTATTGCGGCTGCTCTTAATATGGAAATTACGCCAAATGCTGATATTATGTCTAAATACAGAGAGCTCGGAAAGCAAATGGCAGAAAATATTAAGGGTAAACAGAAAGAATAATATATTTAAATATATGTTTGTAAATTATATATAAGGAGGAATGGTAATTATGTTTATTCCCAGACATCCTGTAGTAGAGAATCAATTTTGTCAGTTTAATGAGACGAACACAACCACTGGGGTAGGTGCTGTATTAGCCTATGCTGGGGCGGTGTGCTATCTTGTTAATAATGCTGCGAACCAGGAAGCTATTGTTGACCTGTATAATGCAAGTGATACTTATACTTCACCTGAGAACTCACCTTTTGGATTTTTGATGCAGAAGGTAAAAACAGGGTATCATCAGGTACATCCGGCTGCATTTTATATGCCTGGAGATCTAGGATCTTCAGATGTGATTGCACAGCCAAAGTATAATGCAAGTGGTCAAATTAGCGGTACTAAGTTTGCACCTGTTGGTGTTGCACATTTAGGTATTTGGGATACAGTTCATTATACTGTTAACACTAAGGGTAGCGATGCTATGCAGCCTGGTGATCATCTTTACATTGATAAAACAGGTGGTTATTGTAAAGTAAGTAATAGCAGTGCTAATCAGCCTGGTGGTGTGAATGTATCAGTTGCTAAAGTAGTCAAGGGTGCTAGTGCAGCACAGGTTGAAGCCAATATTGATAATACTACTTTGTATCCTATTCGGATTAAGCTTTTGATTTAAATTGATTATAAAAAAATTGAATAAAGTTGAATTATGGATCAATGCGTTTATCGCATCCAAAACTCTTGAAGGAGGAAATAGCTATTATGGATAGAAAGGAAATGCAAAAACTTTTTAAGGCTACGGCTGCTATTAATACTCCGGAAGGTATGGCTGCATATAAAGCATTTGCCGCAGCTCTTACTACACCTATCCTTCAAGCGGTTGAGCGAGAGTCCATTATGAGGCAGTTATTTACTGTGGAAAGACTCGGTCCTGGTGCTCAGGCAGTTTACCCAGTGGCGGAAGATTTTGAAATTCCAGTATGGATTTTGCCTGGACTTGGTTATGTTGCTCAGAATTTTATTGAAGGTATTGGAGAAGAGGTATATGTTCCTACATTTACTGTTGATGCATCCGGTGATTGGAAAATTACATATGCTAGAGATTCTAGAATCGATATACCTCAACGTGCCGCTGAAAAAGCCGCTAAAGCTATTGCGGATTATGAAGAAGAATGTGGATGGCGGGTAATTTTCCCGGCCGCCACATCAGCGTTTTCTGGTAAAGGACTTTTAGGATCTCGTCCTGCACCTATTTATGAAATTAATCCTGCATCTACTGGTGCTGGATATTTGTCAAAAGAATTAATTAATAGAATGATTGTTGGTTTTAAGAGAGTTGGAAGGACACTTACAGATCTTTATGTTTCGCCTGAGGATGCAGCGGACATTCGTGAATGGACTGATACAGATATTGACCCTGTAACTAGAAGAGAGATTTTTCAGGCTGCCGGTATGGGTAGTATTTGGAATGTAACATTGCATGAAATTCAGCATCTTGGTGCAACTGGTCTTTATAATATTAATGGTCATGCGTCAGAATATGGTAAATTCATTGCTGATGCCGGGGATGTTTATAATGCGTATACATTAGATAATCCCAACGTTACTAATGCTGATGGTACTATTAATACATTAGGGGAAACCCAAGTTGTTGGTTTTGATCTTAGTGTGAATGACTCTCTCGTAATGCCTATCCGTAAAGAATATGATGCCTATGATGATCCTACATTGCTTCGTGTTCAGAAACAAGGTTTCTTTGGATGGGAAGAAATTGGATTCGCATGTCTTGACCCGAGAATGTTAGCTATTGGTGTAATCGATAGGTCATTATAATAGTGATTGCAATTGGTTATATCTACCACTATAAACGTGGTAGGTATAACAAAAACAGGGACTTTTTGGATTTACTCAAACTGTAGTATTTTTGGTTTAGAGCAGGGGCTAATTATGCCAAAGTACAAGAATAAAGAATGTCATATTTGTGGTAAAACATTTAATCCAATAAGTCCTAATCAAAAATATTGTCTTGGATGTAGGGATGAAGGTTGTAAAATACGTAGCCGAGAGCGCGATAGAAATAGGTATAGAAAGAAATATAATTATAAAAAATATGTTAGATATTGTATGATTTGTGGTAAAAGATTTACTACATATTATAGTAAAAAATTATATTGTGGATCTAGTGAATGCGAAAAGGAGCGTATAAGAATTAAAAATGCTAAGTCTCAAAGAGCTAGAGATAAATTAGCGGAAAAGGCCAGAAGTAAAGAGTATTACAATAGGAATAAAGATATATGTAAATTAAAAAAGGCTATGAAATATAGAGAATTACACCAATGTACTAAGAATTATGTGCCTGGTAGGGTTTATAAATATACTATAGAAGAAGTTAGTGCATATGTATCTGAATTTGGTTATACGTTACTATCGACTGAATATAAAAATAGTAATTCTAAAATAAAGTTATTATGCCCTAAAGGACATGAGTGGGAAACTACATTTCATAACTTTAAGGGTAGTGATAATAAAAAAGGTAATAGATGTTTATATTGTTATTTGGAAAATAACTATACTTCTGTACCTGAGCAGAAGTTAATTGATTATTTTATTGATAATTATCCTAATATAAAAATTATTCATAATGACCGTAAACAAATATTTCCATTTGAAATTGATTTATATTTTCCTGATAATAAATTAGGAGTAGAAGTATGTGGGTTATATTGGCATAGTGAACTTGCAGGTGGTAAATCCAAAAACTATCATTATGATAAAATGATGAAATGCTATAAAAATGGCATTAGACTAATTACTGTGTTTGAGGATGAGATAAAAGATAAATTTAATATCGTGATTTCTAGAATATTACATGCACTTAATATTATAGACGTTAAAGTGCACGCTAGAGAATGTGAAGTAAAAGAAATAGATAATATGGCTGCAAACGAATTTTTTGAACAGCATCATATCCATGGTGGATCGCAGTTTAAGAAATCTTGGGGGTTATTTTATAGAGGAAAATTATTGCAGGCGTGTAGTGTTGGTAATTTAGTAGGTGAATATTCCTATGGTACTACGATTATAGAATTAAATCGATTTTGTTCAGAAACTAATGTAGTTGTTGTTGGTGGTTTTTTTAAGCTATTTGAACATGTAATTAATTATTGTATATGTAATAATTATGAATTTATTAGATTGTATTGTGATATGAGATATGATGATATATTTGACACATTATATGAAAAAATCGGATTTACGTTAGAAGCTTTTATTAAGTACATGCCGCATTATATTAAGAATGGGTTTAGATATTATAATTGTTCGTTAGTAAAAATGGATAATATAGAATCTGAATTTGGCTATAAACATGGGTATGATTGTATTTGGGATTGTGGACATAGAATTTATGTATATAAAGTTGTGTAGTATGTAAAGATTTTTTGGACAAGGAATAATTTATTTAAGAATTGATAAGGAGGAAAAGGTTATGGAAGGATATGTTAAAAATAATTCTCCAACATGGAGACATGCATTAAAAAGGTCTGTGGGGCCTGGAGAAAAGATACCTTTAGATGATTTATATGAACAATATGGTATTAAGCATGAAATTGAAAAAGGTGAACCGTTTGTTGTTTGGTTACGTAAAGTAAAGCTTCGTAATGATGATATTTGGGAAATAAAATATAGAGATGTTGAATCAGAGAGTATTTCTGGTAGTGAAAATACTTCAATACAAACGGGTAAAGATGAGGCTACCAAATCTAAGCAGTCTACCCCATTTGTTCAATCACAACTTGAGCCAGAGGAACTAGCTAGACTATCTGTTCGAAAAGCCCGTAATGTTATTCCAAAACTTACAGATCAAAAGATTTTGAAATATGCATTGAATATGGCAAGTCAATTATCTAATAAAGATACTTTATGTCGAATGTTACGGAAACGAATCCAAGAATTAGAGCTTAGTAGGAGGTAATAAATGTGAATAGTTATATGCAAACTTATGATAGAAATACTCCATCTCCTAAGTTCTATAGCACTGCTGTAGTAGGTCATGACGGGTATAATCCAGAGATTACTTATTACTATAATAATAATGATGAATTATTAATGGTAGATGAAATATGGCGAGGTAAAAAGTTTACTCAAACTATTTCTGGGTCTAATTATGCTAATTACATTGTTAGTTATAGAGTTACTTATAGTGCTTGGGAAGAAACAACTGTGTCTTAGATATGATTAAGATAAGTGAGGCAAATTACTGATGATACGCTTGACTATAAGAGTTACTGATATAGATAACGTTATGATGTTATATTCTTATATCAGGATATATCGATCTGATGCTAGAAATGGAACGTATTCTCATTTAGCCTTTGTTCCGTTTGTACCAGGTCAGTCTGAATATGTCTATGATGATATTACTGGTACTACAGATTATTGGTATAGATCTTCGTATTATAGGGATGAAAGTATAGAAAGTTCATTGTCTGACCCAGTTCAAGGTGTGGCCCCTACTTTATACACTGGTGCTACTTATCCGAATGAGATTGATTTTGATACGTCACAATCGACAATAATACGAAAAATTAGAAGGTATATTGGTGATTTTAAGGGATTATCGAGGATATATCTTGAAGATTGTGAGAATGAAAGTTGTAATTATATTTTGGATGATGGTAAAACAATAGAATTAGATGAAAAGGGGTGGCCTGTATATATTTCACTCAGATCATTGAGTGATAGTACCCCAATAGAAAAAACAAATTTGGCTGATCCTGTTGTTCAGGGCTATAAATATCTTACCTTTAGCGGTACTTTGATAAGTGGTACCCAATGTTTATATAATATAATAAATATTTGGTATTATACATTTAAGTATTCTGATAGAGAAGTATACGAAGCATATGGTGACGCTATGATACCGCCTAATGTGCCAACTGATAGTGTTACACAAGATCATTTGATTTTACAAGCTTCTATCGATTTACTGGAGAATATGACATCTGAAGATATGACGGAGGACGGGGCAGTTATTAGGGATGATCAAAGTTTATATGATCCATCACCTGGTTTAAAGGAACGTGATAAAACCATAAAGCGACTTAAAAAAATGTTAGATGATTTGATTGATGAGTCCATTAAAAATGCAATAATAGCTCAAACGGGTGTATTAATAGATTAGTGTGAGGTAAGAAAAACTATGGCCGTGATATTAACTAGACGACGCAGTGGCGGCGGTTCTGGGTCTTATGTAAATTTATTAATAGTTAATGAAGCCGCCATAGGTTCTAAAAATAATTTGAATCGTGTTTTTAGAACAGCATATAATTATGTAGCTGGCACATTGTCTGTTTATTACAATGGTCAGAAATTGGTTAAAGGCAATGATTATAAGGAACGTGGTTCTAATGTGTTTAAGCTAGTTTATGTTAAGCCGTATGGTGAGGATAGTTTAGTTGTTGGTTATCAAATACTTAATAATTAAGTACTACAAAATTTAAATAGGAGGAAGCATACAAAATGGCTAGAAGTTTAATAAGACAGTTAGAACAAATTAGACGTTCTGCTACTTATGATGATCAGGTAGCTAATGTTACATCTAGTGGTGTGGCTGAGCCTACTGCATCTGGTTCATTAGAAGACGATCTTAATGTTCTTCGTTCGATTATGCGCTTGACCAAAGGTTCTACTAATTGGTATAGTGATCTGGGAAATTATTTTGATCCCACTAATACTACTAGTGGTAATGCGGAACAAAAGGCGTTGAATCTTACTAACTTAAAGAATAACACGTTGGATTCAAAGACTGTTATTCTAGCTGTACAAGAAGATAATAGTGGTAATGGTTATACTGTTTCTGGTACTTCAACAGGTGTTTTGCTTACAAGTGCCAATTCAACAGTATATAATAAGGCGTATGCGACTGCTACGAATCGTACTGGTGGCTCAAATGGAGCGCTCCCAATTTATGCATCTACCAGTGGTGATTATTGGGACGAAGGTGGTGCGGATCGTGTTTGCCGTATTGATGTACTAAATTCTGCAAATGATGCGCAGATGCAGGATGCTAGTGGTAATACGATTTATGCTAAGTTTCATGATGGTGCGGATCATGGTGGAACTGGTGACGGTACAGATGTATATGTAAAATTTTATGCTAATGATGCAGTATGTGATCTTTCTACAGTTACTGGAACGGTAAATTCTGTATATTTTATTGTTCCTGAACGTAGGCGTATGACTGATGTAGAAGAATGGGAATGGCAGAGAACTGATTTTGTAAGCTCTTGGGAAGGTGATGTAGAGCTTCTTGAAGATATTATGAATTTGTGGAGTTATACTGGTGCAGGAGATGGTATTGATAGCACAGCTGGTTCTTGGACGAATGCTACTGGTAATTACCCATTATCTGGTAATCCGTCTGATTTGCAAGCTGCAGCAGATGCGTTAAATGATGCGGCTGGTGATAGAACTTATACTGAGCAGAATTATATTACAAATGCTGAAAGTTTTGCGGATTCTTTAGATGCATTGGATCAACAGGTAAAAGATAATGCTGATGCCATTGCTGCTGGTGCGGCTGATAAATATGTTGAAGAGGTATCTAGCACCATTAGTGCAGGTGTAGAGCATGCATTGCCAGCTGGTTTGACTTATACCCCAGATTCTACATCTGGTCAAGAAGGCAGTAATATGGATGTGTATGTTGGTGGTCAGTTGCTTGCAGCTGATACTGGTGTTGCCGGTGTAAATGCTGATCGTGATTATGGTGAGACAAGTACTTCTGGCATTACATTCCGCTTTGATGTACAGGCTGGTAGGAATATTACCTATATGATTAGACAGTAAAAAATCCAATAAAGGAGAGTATAACAAATGTCTAGAAGTCTATTAACACAGTTAGAACAAATTAGACGTTCGGCTACTTATGATGATCAAGTAGCTGATGCAGTTTTGAGTACTGTAGCCGAACCGACAGTCTCTGGTTCTCTTGAAGACGATCTTAACGTGTTAAGAACGATTATGAGGCTGGTTAAAGGTAGTACTAACTGGTATGATAACTTAGGTAATTATTTCGATCCAACCAATACTACTAGTGGAAGTGACGAGACTAAATCACTCGATTTGTCTAATTTAAAAAATCATAGTGCGGATGCGAAAACTGTTATCGTACCGGTCGTTTCTGATAATAGCGGTTCTGGTTATTCAATAAGTGATACACAGGATGGATTTCTAATGAACATTACCACTAGTTATGCTAAAGCCACGGATAGACGTGGACTTCCTATTTATCAAAGTACTAGTGGTGATTATTGGGATGAAGGCGGTGCACTGGATGTTTGCGCTGTTGATATCCTTAGTGTAGCTAATAATGCATCCATCACGACTAGTGGTGGTGATATAATTTATGGACTATTCCATGATGCTGCTGATCATGGTGGAACTGGGGATGGTACAGATGTATATGTTAAGTTTTATGCAAATGGTTCTCCAGTTGGTTTTCCTAGTGGATATACTACAACAACTACTACTACGAGTGGTGGTTACACACCACCAAGTGGTGATGATGTTGATTTTGATTTTGGTGGGGGTTATGTAACACCAAGTGGTAATTTGGTTAATTTTGATTTTAATGAGTATTCTACTACTGGTGGTATTAAAGTTGTTTATCCTCATAGGAAAGTAATGACTAATGTACAAGAATATGAATGGTTTAGAACCGATTTTATTACTAAAGTAGAAGGTGACCCGATTTTTGTTGATGATATTAATGATTTATGGAGTTATACTGGAGCAATAGATGGTAGTGACTCAACAGCTGGTAGTTGGACTTCAACTACTGGCAATTATCCATTTGCTTCTAATCCATCAGATTTACAAGATGCTTTAGATGTTATTAATACGGCCCTTGGTAATACGATTTTTACTGAAGGTAATTATATTTCTGATGGTGATCCCATTGCTTCAGGTATTAATGCACTTGATGAGCAAATCAAGGATAA